GGTAGCAAAGTAAACTTAAACTCAGGTAGTGCAAGTCTATCGCCGGCTGAAGTGCCCATTATACCTCTTAATGCTCAAGCTGACACATTATTTGATGAAACTGTTGGCTGGGCCGCTGCCCCTGCTAAATTATTATCTGTCGCTTCACGGTCCCCTGCACACTATCCTTGGGTGAATGCAGGAATGGGTGTAGACATTAAGGCTAGCCCAAATGCTAGTGATAATTTACCAGAACCCCCATCCAGTGCAGTGCAGCAAGTCAACAAGCAAGCAGAAGCAACTAACCCTACTCCCCCTAAAGTAGCAACAGTAGCATCAGTTCCGGCAGTACCCTCTTCTTCAGCAACATTGGGTCAAGGCACTACCAACGCTGTTCTAGCTGCATCTGCTACTTCAGCAGCAACTGGTGATGCAGCTAAAGCAGTTAGTTCAGGCGCAGGAATTGTTAACAAAGCCGGTAGTTCATTAATCTCAGGCGTCAACAGTGCATTAAATGCGGCGTCTACAGTAGGCGCAGCGGTTGGTGGAGTAGTCGGCGCCGCTAATCAAATAGCCGGATCAGTAAACCAAGCAGCGGTTGCTGTCGGATCATTTGCGCAAAATCCTCAACAACTAGCACAATCTGGTATTTTAAAACCCGGCGCTGCAAGTCTTATTGGTGGATTAGCAAGTGCTGGAAAAACACTAACCAATGCAATGCCTGCTTCATTATTTTCTGGAGTTTCGGGCGCAGAGTCAGTAGCAAAACTAGCGACAAACGCTACTGCTCAAGCAACATCTTTGGTTAATGTGATGAAAACCGCCCAGCAACAATTGACTCAGGCCGGTGTAATAAACGGCAGCGAGTCAACTGGTCAAACAGCCGGACTAATAGCTGCCGCAAGCACCGTAGGTACTGCCGCAGTAGTTAACGTAGTAAAACAAGTTTCTGCTGTTACTAACGCATTACAAACTGCTACTAGTGCGACAAGTTCACTTGCAACCATCGCAGGCGCAGCAGGAGCTGCAATACCGGGTCAGATTCAATCAGCAACTAATATATTGAATAACGTATCTCAGACAGCAGCCTCGTTGAATAGCATTGCCGGTGGAGCAAAAAATGTTCTTGGGGCTATCGGCTCGGGTATATCAGCATCTAAATTATCAGATAGTTTGGGTGGATTAGGGGGAATAACAAACTCACTTAAGGCCTTAGGCGCCGCCGGCGGCGCTGGAGCGTCATTAACTAGTTTATTAGATTCTGCTAAGGGCGTGGCTGGTTCTGCCTTCAGCGCAATCAAAGATTCATTTGGTAAATTGGAGGCTAATAAACCTCAATTCTTATCAGATTTTGCTAAACAAACTGCTGCTATTACTGCGGTAGCAGAGAACGTAACTGCTGGTCAACTACCTTCGACTAAGAGTTTGACTAGTTTAGTTACCGGTATAGGAAGTGTGGCTGGCGATGCAGCCAAGTTAGCTAACAATATTAAGAACAGCGTAGGTAGTATTACTGGCGCAGTAGGTGGCATATCCAACACACTTAATAGCGTCACCGGCGCAGTAGGTAGTATATCCAACACAATTAATAGCGCCTCAAGCGCAGTGGGCGGCTTAGCTAAGACAATTAATAGTGTCACTGGCACAGCGAGTAGCATCACAAAAACAGCTAGTGGTGTAATCGGTGCTGCAACTAATGTTACTAATACATTATCAAGTGTTGCCGGAGTAGCGTCTAGTTTAACTAAGCTTCCTAATACTATTAATCCAGGAACTATTAACAACACGTTAGTTAATGCAACTAATCAATTAGCAACCGCTGCTGGTAGTATAACAAACACTGTTAATAGTATATCTAATTCAGTTAATAATTTAGGTGGAGCAGCACAACAAGTCACTTCACTTATCAATTCAACTACTGGCGCTAGCGTGAACAATCTAGCGAATAGTATTAGTGGTGCATTTGACAATATCAATAGCATGGCTGGCGCAGCAACATCACTTAAAGATGGCCTGTCTGGTCTAGCCAATGCTGCCAAGAAAACTCAAGCAGGCGGGCTAGCGGCCAAGGCATCTCAGTTGTCAAGCGGAGTAAGCAATCTACCTGGAGGAATTAAAGCATTTTCTAGTGTATTAAATAAGGCTGAGGGTGCCATCAATAAGATACCCGGTACTGATCAGTTAACCGGAATCATGAAAGATGCACAGACAGCCATTACTAATGGTCTTGGCAAGATAGATTCAGCCGTAAGTTCAGCGACTAATGCTTTAGGGCAGGCTTCATCTGCCCTAAACACCGCAACTAGTGTTGTAGGGTCGTTAGGTGGCGCAGGCGGAGCATTAGGAAGTTTAGGTTCAATCGCAAGCAAAGCAGGAGGACTCACATCAGCTATCGCTAGTAAGCTTCCAATTGGTCAGGCTACTCAGTTGTTGTCTTCGGTAAGTGCATTAGGTGCCGGCGGCGCCAGCCCAATCAAGCTTCCTAACTTAGGAATTAATACTTCTGACCGAGCAGGTATTACCGCTCAACTTAAGGGAATATTGGGTAATCCTAAGATTCCAGAACCAAATCTAGTGGGTGATATCAAAGACGAAACTATTTCTAGTTTAGAAAACAAATTAACTTCTCTAAGATCACAAAGAGATGCTATCACAAAAGAAAGTAAAGTTATAGTTGCTGAACGTGAAGCAGCTTTTGATGTGGTTATTGAATTAGAAAAAACATTACCTGAAGGCGATCCTAAAATAAAAGAGGCAGTGGATAAATATGTAGCAATAGTAAACCGATTGAATGAGAATATCAAGAAGTTCCTCGACACGACAAACGAGATAACAGCAACTAGTGATACAGCACTAAATAATAAACTATCAGCAATAAATAATGCTACAACCGCTGATCAGCTATTAAAACTTAGCAGAGGCATAGGGTAATATTATGGCAACTTACTTAGGATTCAATACACAGAATGCGTGTAATCCAAAAACAACTAATATGTTGGCAGGAAGTGCTGGCGGACCCGGCGGAATTCGTCGTGGAATCTCGTGGGGAAATAAATTTAGCCTGACTGATGCCGAATTAATAGTACAAAACTTTGTTAATGCGCTGAATATAAGATTAGGTACAAAAGTTGGTCAACCAGGCTATGGTACTAGACTTTGGGATTTAGTTTTTGAGCCTAACTCATCAACTACTCAATTTGAAATTGAAAACGAGATCAAACGAGTAGCTAATCAAGACCCTAGACTTCAGCTTGCCGAATTAGTATCCTACCCCCTTGAAAACGGAATATTAATAGAATTGCAGTGCGCAGTGTTGCCATTTAATCAGCCAATCGCAGCAAAAATTTCTTTAAACACTCGTACAGAAAGAGCCACATTAGTCTAAAACATAGTTTTTTCTATGATAAATATATTATCAATTGAGAGAAACTATGGCAAGAAGTTCAAGACAATCAGCATTGTTTGGTCCTAACGACTGGAAAACAATTTACCAAACGTTCAACCAGGCTGACTTTCGTAGCTATGATTACGAGACTTTGCGCAAAGCGTTTATTGACTACCTACAACTAAATTATCCAGAAACATTTAACGACTACGTAGAGTCTAGTGAGTTTGTTGCACTACTTGACGTTATTGCCTTTATGGGCCAAGGACTTGCTTTCCGCAATGACTTGAATGCTCGTGAAAACTTTATGGACACTGCCGAACGTAGAGACAGTGTTGTTAAACTTGCCAATCTTGTAAGCTACACTCCGAAAAGAAATATCGCAGGTCAAGGCTATCTAAAAGTCACAAGCATCAAGACTACACAGAATATCAATGACCTTAATGGATTCAATCTAAGCAACGTTCCTGTTTTGTGGAACGACCCTGCTAACCCAAATTGGTTAGAACAATTTAATACAATCATCAACGCTACTCTAGTAGACACACAACGAATTGGTCGTCCTGGCAACGTTAGCGAAATCGCAGGAGTAAACACTAGCGAATATAGCATACAGATTGCTCCTAACAATGTGCCAATTGTTCCCTTTGATAGCACAGTTGGCGGCGTCAACATGAACTTTGAACTATGCAGTGTGTCTAGCTTAGACAGTGAATCAATCTATGAGGTTCCTCCTGCACCCAATGGTAGATTTAATATGCTATATCGTAACGACAAGTTAGGATTTGGTAGCCCCGAAACAGGTTTCTTCTTCTACTTTAAACAGGGTAGTTTACAAACATTTGATTTTGCCCTACAGCAGCAAATTAGCAATCAAACGATTGACATCGACATTCAAGGAATCAATAACTCCGATACTTGGCTATATAAGATTAATCAAGATAGCACAAGAGACCCGTGGCGTCAAGTAGAAAATGTCTATGCAAACGCATCATTGCAAGGTAATAGGTCATTCAAGCAAACATTTTCTGTAAGCTCACGATTCAATGATCAGGTTACTTATGTGTTTGGTGACGGCGTGTTCAGTGAAATCCCTGTAGGAAACTTTAGAGCATATGTACGTGCTGGCAATGCGCTTACTTACACCATCTATCCTTCAGACATGAACGGCTTATCAGTGACGTTTACCTACATTTCTCGTTTGGGCAGAGCAGAAACACTAACTGTTGGTCTAGCATTGACACAGACAGTGACAACTGCCCAAGCAAGAGAATCAATTGCTAGCATCAAGCAACGTGCGCCTACTCGTTACTATACACAGAATCGTATGGTCAACGGCGAAGACTATAACAACTTCCCATATACACTGTACAATTCAATTGTCAAGAGTAAAGCAATCAATAGGTCAAGTGTTGGTGTAAGTAAAAATTTAGATTTGTTAGATCCTACTGGAAAATATTCTAGTACAGTAAGTTATGGCAACGACGGCGCCTTGTATCAAGACGAGACTGATGGATTTTTAAGTTTAACAATTAATAATACTAGCGACATTATTGCATTTTTTACTGATGATTTAAACAATGTATTAACTTTAAATAAAGCTACCCAGTATTATATTCAAAACTATCCAAGATATACTGTTACTACCTCATCTACTCCGGCAAGCGAAAAAGTATACTGGAGAACTAGTACAGTAAATGCAGATAACGAAACAGGATACGTGTATACTATAACTGGTTCGTTAGAGCAACCTACCAGCGTAGGAGTGTTTAGTTCTACGAACTTGAAGTATTTGACAACCGGTGCCATCGTTCAATTTACTGCACCTACAGGGTTTTATTTTGATAAAGATAACAGACTCGTAGCAGGCATTCCAGGACCTGGCGACAGCACGTTTATTTGGACTACTGTGTTGAATGTTGTCGGTGACGGCTCAAACAACAATCAAGGAAGCTTTGCTAATGGCGCAGGCCCTATCAGACTTAGTGGTTATGTACCTAGCGATGTTATCGTAAGTACTATCATTCCTGTTTTTGGTAACGTTATTCCTAGAGAAATAATTCAAGAGGCAGTAATCAGACTTGAATTAAATCAAGAATTTACTTTAGTATTTAATAACTCATTAATGATCAATCAGTCACGCTGGTCAATTAAAAAGATTACTGACCCCAATTGGTTCGTGAAATTTACCAGCTTAGGTAACAATAGATATACAGTAACCTATAGATCGTTGTCATACTATTTTGGCAGCGTAGCAGATACTAGATTTACTTTTGCAAGAGATGAATTAGTATATGATCCGTTTACTGGAAAGATTATTCAAGATAATGTTTCAGTATTAGGCATTAACACATTACCTTCATCTACTAGTGCAATTGGTAAAAATACTGAAATTAATATTGTGGGACAGACCGTTGAAAGTGACGGCTACGTAAATGATTTTGAAGTTGAAGTTGCTGCGACCGATGTAAACAATAATCAATTGATTCTTAACCCGGACTTCTTTAATGAGATTACTGGATTCGTAACGGGTAATAATAATTTTGGTATATATGTTTTCTTTGAAACTGTACAAGACCCAATCAATCTTACTAAGGAATTTATTATTCCTACTAGCTCAGTAAGATTTCAATATCCTACACAAACACAAATTGAATTGGTAAAGTATGATTATCCGGTCGGTCAATTATTTTATGCATTTGGTGAAAATAAATTTTTCAAAACAGTGCAAGATCAAACAGTGACTACTATTGTCTATGTACTAGTAGAACAACCGCAGTATAGTGTAAAGTCAGGTAGACAAGGGTTGAGCTATCAGTACAAGCACAACTCAAACAACACTAATAGAATTGATCCAGCAACAACCAACATCATTGATTTATATGTTGTTACGTTCAGCTATTATGAAGAATATCAGAGATACATTGTTGACATAACAAATACTATTCCTGAACCGAATAGACCAACAATTACTGAATTGTCTTCTCAATACACTGAATTACAAGACTATAAAATGTTGTCGGATTCTGTAATATTAAATAGTGTAGAGTTTAAGCCATTGTTTGGACCTAAAGCAGATCCGGCACTGAGAGCGACTATTAAAGTAATTAAAGACAGCACAACAAATGCAAGTGATAGTGAAATAAGAAGTGCGGTACTAGCAGCAATGGATCAATACTTCAACATTAATAATTGGAACTTCGGCGATACTTTCTACTTCTCCGAACTCAGCGCATATCTACACGCCGAAGCTAGTGACTTAATCAGTTCCGCAGTATTAGTACCTAACGATCCCTCAATGAGGTTTGGAGACCTATATGAAATAAAATGTAGACCTTTTGAAATTTTTGTTAACGCTGCTACATCAAATGATGTACTCGTTATCCCCGCATTAACACCCGACGAATTACAGATAAGATAAGTATACATATGGCTAGAATCAGAACATTAAACTTTCTTCCGGAAATTTTCCAAACACCTACGAACAGTCAGTTCCTTGCAGCATCGCTTGATCGGTTAGTAAGTAACCCGTCTGTTGCCCGTGTTCAAGGTTATGTTGGTAGCAGATTTGGTTCGGGAATCAATGCCCTTGACTACTATGTTACTGAACCTACGAAAACTCGCAGCGACTATCAGTTAGACCCAAGTGTGGTATTTACTAAGTTAGGCGAACCAATTGCTAACGACTTTATTACCTATCCGGGTATGATTGATGCACTTGAGCAACAAGGAAGCATTACGAATAACAATAATAGATTATTCAATAGCGAAATTTATTCATGGGATAGTTTTACTAATTTAGATAAACTAGTTAACTATTACGAATATTATTGGTTGCCAATTGGTGCTCCGGCTGTAACAGTTGCTCCAAACACCGTGTTCATAAATCAAGATTATGTTGTTACTGACTTTGCTAATAGCTATGAAATTACTGAAGTCGGATCATTAATAGGCACCGGAAATAACCCAACAATTTCTGTGCTACGTGGCGGAACATATACTTTTGATGTAAATCAAACTTCACAGTTTTGGATTCAAACTGAACCCGGTGTCACTGGATTCTCTGCAACCCAGCCTAATTTACCACTGCGTGAAGTATTCGGCGTAGATAACAATGGTGCAGAAGAAGGAAGAGTAACATTTAATGTTCCGTTAAAAAATGCACAAGATCAATTTATTTTTCCAGGAAATAATATAGTTGATGTAGTATCTGATATTCCGTTTGACCAAATCAATGGTAAAAATCTATATACTATTAATGATCTAGCTACCGGAATAAGCTATCCTGGTTTAGACAATATTGATGGCGTGACTGGCTTAAATGGCCTACGCATAATGTTTTATGATACAGGAGTGCCAGAAGAGGTTGGTTATATTTCTTCGTATTACGATGAAACATTTTATGACACCAATGATCCATTCTTTACAGAGCCTAAAACTATTACGGTAGCCTCCACTAATAGTGCAGGTAATGTCTTGACCTTAGCAAGCGGATTCACAACTGACGAATTACTCGTCAATCAAACTGTAACATTTAGCGGAATCATGTTGGGCGGAGTTGTTCAAGGGCAAGTATATTTTGTTAAAGAAATTATCAACTCATCGACATTCACTATTTCTCAAGATCTCGGTGGACCTACACTAACGGTATCTACTCAGTCCGGAGCTGAGATGATTGCTAATATTAATCAAGGGCAGTATGAACAGGGATTCTATACCACAGTTAGTGAGAACTTTTACAGAATTCAATTTTTAGGTGACATCAATAATCCTATTATTAGATTATTGCCTGATGGTGTTATACCCAATAACGAAAAAATTACTCCAAGATTTGGCACACAGTTTATTAATAGATCATTTTATAGAAATACATTAGGCGTAATCAGTTTGATTCCTATCATTACTGCGCCACTTGATGTGTTATATTATCAAGATGGAACTAATCCAAATAAAGTTGGAATAATTAAGATTTCCGATACCGATCTAGACAATTTTATTAATATTG